AACGCATCAGACTGTTCTCCACTTAAAGCTTTACCAAAAGTGTTATATAAACGAATACCACCAGCTTGATCTACATGGATATAAGCTTTTGCATCAGGGAAATTATGTCCATTAATAAGTTCTAATGTTGAACCATCTACGGTTTCAATTTCTATTTGATCTCCTGTTAATAACGATCCATCAGCAAAGTCAACGCTAAACCTTTTCTTTGACGTATTGACATCAAAAGGATCTAACCTTGTCTGTAATGAACTTTGAAGAGAATCACGTTTTAACGCAATTTCTCCTGACTGACCAAAATAAACACCCACGATTAGAGATCAATTGTTGTTGGAGCACCGTTAGCCTCAAAGCTTACATCTGCTTCTATAACTTCTCCTATTGCCACGTTTATGTTGAAAGAGGTAATAAAAGCACTAAATACAATTTCTTGATTATTAGTATCTGCAATTCTTAGTTTAAAAGTAACAGCCGTTGAATCTGCGTTAGCTCCATCTCCAGCAGCACTTCCTGGTTTAAGAAAACTATTTATTAATGAGGTCATATTGCTTGTATCTGAATTAGCTGCATCTTTGTGATAAGCCAATCTTGCCGTTCCAGATAAAGACCTCATTCCAGCGATAAGAGTTCTATCTGTATCTTCTAAGGATGTTGTATCAAGAACAGCCTGAGAACTAGAAAAACCAAACGATTTTACTTTTGCAGCTTTTACTTCACTACCACCATCAACGGTAATAAAAAGCTGACCATGTTGACCGCTATAAAAAGGCACGACCCAAAATCCTAAACATTGCGTTTATTCTAAGGGGCATCTAGGCAACCAACAAAACTACAACTTACATTACTTTTCCCTGGGAAAACACTTGTTACGTTTGGAGGAGCACTATACCTCCACTTAAGTTTTGATCTTGTAGTTCCATCACCTCCATCTGTCCCAGTAATTTCTTCTTTAAAAACATTGTTTGAACTTGAATCTTCTATACCTAATGCACCGTTTTCATTAGTAAATTGAATATGACCATAAACCGACATAACACTGTCATAGTGATTTAAAATTTCTACTACTTGATCGTCAGTAATATTTACAAAACCCAAAACTAAAGTTGCATCAACCCTTCTATTGCCGTATCTCAAATGTGTTTTAGTTCCATCTTGTGACTGAAACTCTGTGCTTGGATACGACCCAGGAGTAAATGATCTTTGGTTTGGTTTTAGACCAGAAGGAAAAATAACTTTTGCCATTACTCAATCTCCGAAAACTCACCAGACGTTAAAAGTCCTGTCAACAGTTTAGACTTTCCACTGGAATTTACAGGGTAAAAACTAGCTGATACAGCAATTAAACCTTCTTCTCCGTAAGTAATAGATTGAACTTTATATATTTTATTTTCTGTTGTAGTAGATTTTATTGCAAATAAACTGCCAGCAGGAACCCCATGATTAGCTGATAAAAGATTTACGTTATTCATTGTTTTTATTCCTTCTGTTCCTGTTTGCCAGTAATAAATATTTTCTGAAGTACTTAAACCATCTTCATTTGTAACAACCGTTCCATCAGGTGTTATTGCTCCATTTCTAAAACGATCAGTATGTGAAACTTCGCTAATTACTTTAATCAGATCTCCTGGTCCTACATTTTCAATATATTGAGGAGCCGTTTCAAACTGAATTGTATGGTCAATTTCTTTTCTAACTTTTAAAGCGTAATAAACAAAAGTTCGTGCATGTTCTTTTCTAGTACAAAAACCACTTAAATCAAATCGTTCTATTGGATCATTATCAGAACCACCAAAGTTATTAGCAAATTTATACAAGTCAGAATCTATTTCACTAAAGCCATTTGTCTTTTCTTTTCTATAAAGAACATGTGCTTTAAATAATTGACGTTCTTGAGGATTTAAAAATCCAACTTGCATACCTCTTGTATTGCCATCTGTATAAAGACATTTAACACGACTTCTTATATCAGCTTCGTAATTAATTTTAAATTTACTATCTTCCATATTTTGTATTCCCGTAATACCTGCTGCTTCATTTGTATTATTTAAATGAGCAATAAAACTTGTCTCTTGCTCACATTCAAAAGGTAAATCAGGATAAACAGAAAAACGTCCACCTACTATTTGAAAACTCAACATGTTATAACCAGCATGTTCAAAAATAAATTCTCTTAAATTTATCTTTTGAGAAATTACTCCATCCCAATAAAAATCATTAGCTTTACAAAATTTAGCAGCTACAACCATTTTTCTTTTATCAACTGAATTAGCCCCAATAATTTCACCAGCACCAATTTTACTATCAGTTAATAACGCATAAACAATTTCAGGGAAAAGACTTGTTGATCTTGTGCTGCTATCTAATAAACTTTCTACAATAATTCCTTTTTTAAAATAAGCAGATAACTGTGCAAAATTAGTCCATTCTTTTGAACTATTAATTCTTATGCCTGCATAAGCTAAATTGTCATAAGTAGGAAAAGTTAACGTGCCTTCATCAATAATTTCATTTAAATACACGACCTGATGTTCTGGTTCGTCTAAATGACTAGATTGATCACCTTCATATTTATACATATCAGAAGCAGCATCAAAATCATTTAAGTGTGATTCTGCTGGTTGGTTACTTAATGAATCTGCAAAAGGTTTTAATGTAATACCTGTTTGAATTACTGGAGTATTTGGATTTCCACCACCTGCCGCTTGAGCAGGAATAGTAACTATTTCTCCTTCTTTATATCCTGATCCACTAGCAGTTAAATGAAATTCAGAAGCAACATCAGTTCCATTTGTGTAAGAAGTAAGTAATACTTTAGCTCCCGTACCATCACCACTACTTGTCAAAGATACCTCAGTATTTATATATGCTTGAACAGGTACAGATTGCAAAACAGATCTTTCTACATATAACTGTAAAACAGGATTTAAAATTGAATTAGTTTCTGGATGTGTAACTCTTGCTGCAATCCCACCGACTCTTGTAGCTCTAAATCTTTGATTAGGGAAACCTGGAATATCTTCAACTTGAATTGTCTCAATATCTTGTGCCGCAGGTATTATTTCACCAGATACTAATTTAGTACCTCTATACCATAAATCAAACCTAATAGATCCAGGTGGTACTAATGCAGGGTTAGTAATTATATCAAAAAAAGTAAGACTTCCTATGTTTGTACCATTAGCTGCGTTATGTCCAAAGTTACCAAAGTAACCCCACAAAGCCGCATCAGTAACTACATATTCTTGAGAAGTGGGTATTTGAAATGATTGGTTATTAGTCATGTGTTGACTAATATTTAATGATTGAATACCTGCTGTTCTTTCTCCTGTAGAAGCATCTGTAGGAATATTACCAATAATAAATTCTGGATTAGTTAATTTATCTTTATTTAATTCAAATTGATTTTCTCCTACAAATTTAACGCTAAAAAGTCCATAGATTGTATTTCGCTCATAACCTACTAAATTCTGATTGTTTTCTGTAAAGTTTGCATTTAATAAATTAACTTTTACATTACCACCATTTCCTATTTGTCTTATAACATCACGACCAGGCCAAGGTAATAATCTATATTCAAATTGATCCTCTCTTGGGTGTTGTATTTTAATAAAGTTATATTGAAATTCTGGTGTGTTACCTCTTACGCAAAACAATCCTGTGTGCTGTGAAGTATTAGAACTGTTAACTAGCTGATCCCATGTTTCTGAACCTAACTCCCTTACATATAGTTTAAAAAATGAAAATCTAGTTATAAATTTATCAATACGTCCTAAATTTAATTGACCTCCAGGCTCACCAAAAATTTTACTTAAAGCTTCCTGATCAGGTTGTGAATTAACATTGGCAAAGTTTATTTTTTTAAATACTTTGCTTTTTAAACCAATTTCTGTAATTCTACATTTTCTATTATTACTTATTGTTCCAATCGCTAAACGTTGTAAATGATAGACATCAACAGGATCGGCTAAGTCTCTATTGTTTAATATTTGATCAATAAAGATTATATTATCTTCACTATTTCCAAGATCCATTACATTCTGTAATCTACGTCCAGCACTATTAAAAGCAGGATTATTTATATGTCTTGCAAGTCCTCCTGCTTTTTCTAAAGTATTAGAATCAGAATCTATTTCATTTACTTTAAAAGTATATTTTTTTGTAAAAGTGTTATCAAAAGGACTGTTACTTGAAATATTAATGCAAGTAGCAATACTTGTTCCTAACATATAAGTCTCACCAACAGAGATATAAGAATCAGAAGCTTCTCTAACTGCTTTTGTTGAATTAGTTATATCAACAACTCCATGAGGCATAAAACCTTGTTTTTTATCATCAGTATCTTTTTGAACACCGACATCATCACTACCTAGTATTTCATAAACAATTTCATCATTAACAGAAACAGTTCTTGCAGATAACAACGAACCATCAGCAGGTTGAGTTATAAATCCTGCTCTCATAGGAAAACTAGAAAATTCTACTTTCTTTCTTTTTCGTCCTATATCTCTAATAGCTGCCTTACTTGCTCCTCTAACATCTCTTACTAAATCATAGGCAGGTCTAAATATAGAAGCATTTGGCATTGGATTATATAAACCAAAAGTCGTTTGAGTATTAGGATTTCTTGCACTAGAAAATGCTGGCTTATTTAAAACAACACTTCCGACAACTGATATTGGAATAGCAAAAGGATCAGATTGATTTTCAACAGGTAATTTTTTACTTGAGTTAGTTTCTAAAGAATCACTTTCTGTTATACGTCCACCATTCTTTTTAAAGTATAAAGTAAACTTTTGTTTATGATAATTTTCTAATAACATATCACCAATTGCAAAACCTTTTTCATCTGGCACTTGAGCTAAGTCACCAAGACAAAATAAAGCTTTAGCAGATAATCTTTGTAAACGTCCCAAGCTTTTTAGTTGTGACCAAAGTAACTGACTATCAACTCTAACTCCTCCTTCTGAATTAATGTCTTGATCAGTAAATATTAAAGGAATAATATCACCAATAGTAGCTAAATTTTGTATTGAATCAAAAGCAAATTGAGGAGCAAAACGCTTTGCACCAATAACATCTGCTGTGTTTATAGCTGCTTTACTATCTAGTTGTTTTGGCTTAGGTGTTAATAAGTAAGCAACGGTAGCAGACGCAATAGCTAAACCTATTTGTACTAATATTTGTTTTCCTGCATCTGAAGCAAAAAATACAGCTACTTGTCCAGCTTGAATATTAGGAATTAATTCATATCCTTTTTTTTGTTTTCCGTCATGTAAAAAAGTTTGATCTACAAAGTAAAAATATTCTTCTTTACTTAAATTTAAAAGATTACATAACTCTAGTTCCGTGGGTAATAAGACTCGATCACCGTAAGGCTGCTTAACGGTGTCCATATTACCGTTGATTCGTTGAATCTTTCTTGGAAACTCAGCCATCCGTCCTCATAAAAAGAAGCCATTCCCAAACCATTTTCTGATTTGCAAAGACCAATTGTTCCTAGTTTAGGGGGTGATTTAACTCCCCACCTATTTAATTCTTCAAAAAAGACATCATAATCTTTATTCTTTAATCTCCTATACCAACTCCTTTTTCCTTGAGGAACTTGTATTCCATACGAACCAAGACATACACGGCATAAAGATAAACAATCAGCAGCACCATGTCTTATAGGATCAGCCCCTAAACGATAAGGCAGTCCAATCAATTGATATGGTTTCATCTTGCTTGGATATTTCCTGTTACAGGTAAATGCCCTACATCTTTTGAAGTTAATGTTTTAGTTGGTGCGTTAGCTCCTACTGCATCAATCGCACTAGAGAGAACAAGCTCTATTTGCACTGGATCGTAATTAAATAAAGTTGCTAACCATGTTTCAGCAGCTAATATCTTTTTCTTTGCAAACGATTCTGTCATCAAAAAAGTTTCTACCTTTACTTGATATTTATTCTCTACCATTTCTTTTACATAACCCATGCTGACAGGATTATTAGCAAGAATAATAGAAGCTTCTAAATTATCTCCAGAAGTTGTTAAAGCTGCTCCTGAATATAAAAAAGATAAATAAGTATGACCATCTACAATTTCGTTGTATTTACCATTCTGAAACTTATTTGTAGTAAAAACAGTTCCACTAATGTTTGGTTGACCGCCTAAAGGTTTTGTAACTTCAATAAAAGCAGCTAAAGAAACTAAGGTCATAATCCAATACGGCTTCTAGCACTACGACTATTTCTTAAGGTAGCAAAAGTTTGAGAAGATCCCTGTGAAGCACCTTGTCTTGCTGCTGTACTAATGATGTCATTTACAGCAGATTTAGGTACAAACTCTTCACTATTAAAAGTCAAAACAGGACCAGAGTAATTAACAGTAGTTGAACCACCTCCACCACCTACAGATTGTGACGAACCAGTACCAGGAATCACAGATTCACCTCTAGCACCTGCTGAGTAGCGTTGCATTGCAGAAGACATCTTAGATGCAGGTATTACATATTCTGGTTCGCCACGCTCCACGAGACTAGAAACCATTGGCCTGCTGGCATAACGTCCATCAGCAGAACCACCAATCACAGTTTCAACAAAACCCCCAGAACCAATAGTGGCAGCGTTAGCTGGACTCATAAATTTAGAATCGACAGCATCAGTAACAGAAAATCCACTCGTAGCAGCAGAGCCAAAACTACTAGCAAAAATACCAACAATTTTTGCTCTTATTTGTGCTGCAAGTATTTCTGCTGCCATGTCTACAAAATGATCTGCTGTTCGTTTAAATAAATTAGCCAATGCCTCTTGAGCACTCATTGATCCACTAATTATTCCCTTAAATGAACTACTAAAGGCATTTCCTATTGCTGTTGCTGCACTAACTAATTGATTTACAGGATCTATAAGTTTAGCAAGTTCGTCTTCTGGCCCTTTTAATTTTGCCATTCTATCAAATTCTTTATTAAGTTCTTTTGTTGAATCTAATAATGCTCTAGCTTTTTCATCTGCTATTCCAAAATCTTTTATTAGTTTTTCGACTCTTGCATCTCTTAATTGCTCTGCTCCACTTCTTCCTTGTGCATCAACTCCCATCTCATCTGCTAAAGCATTACGTCTGTCTGCAAAAGTAATTTTGCTTGCTTTTTCTATTTGTTTTGATCTTTCAGCAGTTGTGATTTCTTTTACAAGTGAAAGTTGAGCTTCTAATAGTCCTTTTTGTTTAAGAATTTCTAATGTTTCCTTTGTTTTTTCAATACCTATATTTGTCGATAAAGATTTAATAGCTTCTAAAGTTGTTTGATTATCTTTTAAAGCTGCCAAAGTATTAAAAACTTCTTCATTTCCAAAAGTTTTAGTTAACGCTACTCTTGCTGCTGCATCAAATTGTGCAAAAGATCTTGCAGCTTGTAACGCTTCATCTTTAGTTAAACCAAGATCTTTAGCAAATTGTTTAATACTTTGTGCTGTAAAAGTAGAAGTTCCACCTGTTGATTTAATAGAAATATTTAATTTATCAATTTCTGTCCTAAAATCTTTTGCTTCTTGAATTTTCGTACCAATAACTGTACCTAATAATGAAAGACCAAATCCTAAACCTCCTCCTAACGCACCACCAGCTAAACCACCTAAACCACCACCTGCGGCACTAGCTCCTCCTTGTCCAAATAAAAGAGGGAACATACCACCAATCATTGCACTACTTCCAGCTCCTCTCATTCGACCACCAATACCTCCTCTACTTGCAAACATTCCTTGAGGATTTGCTGCAACACCAAAGCCTAACCTGTTATATAAAGATTGTTGTGGCCCTATAGCTTGACCGTATTGAGCTGCATTAGGAACAGCCGCCATTGCTTGTTGACCAGCAAGAATAGCAGCAGTTTTACTTGTAGCTTTATTAATTTTTGCAAGATGTTTTGTATGTCTAGCAATAGATTTTTGCGTTGCATTATCAAACTGCCCCATATAAGGATTTGATTGCAAAGCATAATGTTGTGTTGGATGTATCGGGCCAATTCTCCCTGCACCAAATCTAGGATTAGCTGTTGTTACTTGATAAGGATTGTATTCACCAATGCTTTGACTAAAAGAACCAAATCCTGTTCCTGCTCTACCTGCTTGGCTTCTTAATGTGTTTCTTAAAACATTTCCTTTCGAGCCAGGATTCATAACTCTTAAAAGATTTACAAAATTACTAGCTTGAATATTTAATTTTTCAAATTTTTTAACTGTAAAATCAAGATCTTGATTAATAGGTTTAAAAGTTAAACCAGCTTTATTTGTTAAATCTCTTAAATTTTGACCTAGTTTAAAACTATCTTTAGCTCCTTTTCCTAAAGCCGCAATCACACCTGCTAAAGCAACTCCTATTCCAATACCACCACCAGTAGCTAAAGCTCCTTTTAATGCTGAGATTGCTACTTGTAATCCATTTGCTTTTATAAGAGTTACACCAAAAACATTTCCTAACTTATTAATATCATTAATACTTTTATTTATGATAAAACTAGAGCCAGCAATTCCACCAGCAATTGACCCACCAGCCCCTAAACCTGTTTTTACAACAGTGTTTTTGATTTTTTGAAATTTAGTTAAACTTGCAGTTGTTTTATTAATATTTTGACTTGCAGTTGTAGCTCCTTTGCCTAAATCATCAAATCCTTTACTCGTAACTTTACTCAGTCGTGTTTCTAACTTATTAATACTTTTAACTAAAACTTGGTTAACTTTTACAAGCTTATTTAAATTGTTAGAAAGCTTATCTAAAGCTTTCATATTATTAACAACAACCCTTATCTGAGCCTGTGCCGATGCCACAACTTTCCTCCTAACTCATTTCATATTACCTACGTCTTCGAGCTTTTTGCATCTCTTTCTCCTGATCTTCATTCAACACTTGAAAGTACGCTGACCATCCCAATATCTCTTCCATTGTCATTTGACGTACTTCACTTAATGATTTACCTAACTCTTTTGCTATCCCAAACTGAAGCATTAATAAATTATCTTCTCGTAACTCCTTACTTAGTCCTTTGGGTCTAAAGCGTCTCCTTCTTCATCTGTTAATACTGCCAACATTAGTTTCTGCAAATCAGCATCCTTAACTTCGTTTTTTAAAATATCTATCTCACCTGTAGCAAACATTCTTTCTCCATTTTGATCTTCTGCCTTCATCAATAACAAACGTAAAGCAAACTCATTTGCATCATCACCTTTAGCTCCCCGTTGAGCTTTTTCTCTTTCTGCCATTGTTAACGGCTTAACCCACATTTCAAAAACAGAACCATCAGAAAGTTCTATTTCTTTTTTTGTTGATTCTAAATTTGCAGCTTTTTTTAAACGATCTATTGCACGAATCGTTTTTACGTTAGATGCCATAAAAATATTTTATA